ACTGGGTACCGATCAAGCCATCTGAGCAAATGGGCAATGTCAATACCTCCTCGAAATTCATCGATAACAACATGTTCTTGAGTCTGGTAACCATCCCAGAACTTGGTCCGCGGATCCTTACAGTAAGCCTCCAGACCCGCTTCATCCCAAGCTCGTCTAGATTTTCCAGTTCCTGTTTTCCCCCAAAAGACTCGACATTCTCTGACCATTCCGATGCATCTTGAATAATCTGAACCAATGGCTCGAATCGTCCTATAATTGACCACGCGTACATTCGCGGGTATGGCGGATAGATCCCCGGACTGGGCGGCGGTCCATACGTTTTCCCATTCAACACGGGAGTTACGGGAGAAGGGTTTGGCTCCAAGTTCAAATTGAGTACCTTCGACACGTGTTTCCTCCTTCTGCACATATTTGGAGGCGGCTGAGCTTCTTGAGAGTTCTGAATGAACTGATCCTCCAAACACACCTTTGACTCCAGCAAGGGATTGTTTGTCGCGGAAGGCCACAAGGATTTGCCAGTGTAAGTAACCTGTTCCACTTCCGATTTCAAGCTGTCCGACGATGTACTGGCAGGTTGGGGGAAGATAGGGGATGAAGTCATGTTGAGGGATAGTTAATAACCAAAAGATTCCTTGACGTCTTGACATAAGTACGTGATAGAAATCTTCTCTATTTAAATAAAATTCATTGACAACCACATCGATTGCGCAATCGTTCTAGATTATTCTTTTTATTTATTAACTTAATCCCTCTGTGAGAATTGAGAACCGCTATTAGTAAGTAATACTGGGTGATCGATTCTCAATCACGTGCTTACTAATAGCTTCAAGGATTACTCACGGCTGATGTTGCAAACCAAGGATGAAGATTTTGAGCCTTCATCTGAGTAAGGACAGCGCCTGCTGTATGCTGGCTCTCGTACCCTAAATTTATACTATTGCCACTACCTGTGTTCATCTCCTCTTCAAAAAAGACAACCTGACATGGACCAGGAGTAGTACCATATCGTTGATTGACTCCGCTTCCATCGCGAGTAAATTTAATATCATCAATAACCTTTTCAAAAGGTCCATTATATTCTTTCGATAACGAGAAACTCTTGATCTGACCTGGACCAAGCCGACAATACTGACTTTCAGATACATTAGAAAATTCATTACGAACAGGAACTTCGCCCCATTGTTCAGCATATATAGAGTCAGCTTTACGCCATAATATAACACCTTCTCTTCTACAGTTTTCTATTACTTGATGACTGGAACCTTTGCTTTGAGGAAGCCCGCGAAACGTATAAGCAGGACCTTTCAAAGGTTGAGCATCTACAGAATCTTGCAATCCAGAGCTAGTAGTTGCTCCAAGAGTTCTATTTTGAAAACTAGTGGTAGCATGCATCATCAATTTCAAATGACACTGTTTCAAATTCAAATGAGCCATGAGACGTTTACCATTCTCATTATAATAACTTGAATACAAATAAATATTAGTAAGCATATCTGGATTTTCATCAGACATTTGCGTAGTAATACGACCAATAAGTCCGGACGACCCGGCTAAAGTATCAATCGTAGCATTCTGAGGCACCTCAAAGTCAACTCGATTTTCAACTCCTAACGTATCATAGTAATCCATAATCAAGCTCCAAGCTCCATTTGCTGTGCCATCCCGATTACCCAACTGGCAGTTCGAAACAACTGAATCAGGATAAACACCAGCCTTAGCTAACAACTTCCGTATAATGGCGTAACCAATTGAATTAACTACAGTGCGATAATTCCAAGCTGTATGACCAATTGCAACAACATCAGGATCTGCTACCGCACCATGAGTTTCTTCCATACAAAGACAACCCTTGCTTTGAGCAATATTCCTTATATATACTTGAGAAAGCTTCGAAGGTTTCAAAACTCGTCCGCTATACGAACTATTTGAACTACCAACAACTTGAATAGTATTTTTAGTAGATCTTTTAACATTAAATTTCAAATTTGCTTTCTGTTTCATCCCTTCATAACCAATTGAACCACCATATTCTTTAATACGAGCATCAAAATAACCCATTTTATTATTATTCAGTAAACTCTAAACCCTGACCCTAACGTCTATAAATCCGATAACCTCTTCCTCTTCCTCGTCTCCAAGGGGCAATAGGGATTGTACGTCGTAATCTACCTTGTCTTGCGGCAACCCTAACTCGGGCGCGTTGTGCCATTGCACGTAATTTCGGGATGGCACGCTTAAGTCCATTAATTTGATAACGGGTTTTTGATTTACGAGAACAAAAACGATAAGGACTAAACTTACCCCTAAACTTATAGCTCTTACCAAGGGACCGATTATTAAGGGCATTAATTATATTAATATTTTTGCTACGCTTCATAAATAAGTTTTTTTACTCTAACTCCTCCACAACCAATCTTCGCATTAAAGCTTCGATTGTTTCTGCATCTACATCAGGATACCAGAGGCTCGGTCGTAAATTGGAGGTGACCCATATCTTCTTTGCAAGTAAAGGTTTGGAAGATCCCTTGATCTCCACTCGTACTGGGTACCGATCAAGCCATCTGAGCAAATGGGCAATGTCAATACCTCCTCGAAATTCATCGATAACAACATGTTCTTGAGTCTGGTAACCATCCCAGAACTTGGTCCGCGGATCCTTACAGTAAGCCTCCAGACCCGCTTCATCCCAAGCTCGTCTAGATTTTCCAGTTCCTGTTTTCCCCCAAAAGACTCGACATTCTCTGACCATTCCGATGCATCTTGAATAATCTGAACCAATGGCTCGAATCGTCCTATAATTGACCACGCGTACATTCGCGGGTATGGCGGATAAATCCCCGGACTGGGCGGCGGTCCATACGTTTTCCCATTCAACACGGGAGTTCCGGGAGAAGGGTTTGGCTCCAAGTTCAAATTGAGTACCTTCGACACGTGTTTCTTCTTTCTGCACATACTTGGAGGCGGCAGAGCTTCGTGACAGTTCTGAATGAACAGATCCTCCGAAAACAGCTTTGACTCCAGCAAGGGATTGTTTGTCGCGGAAGGCCACAAGTATTTGCCAGTGCAAGTAGCCTGTTCCGTTTCCGACTTCAAGCTGTCCGACGATGTACTGGCAGGTTGGGGGAAGATAGGGGAGGAAGTCATGTTGAGGGATAGTTAATAACCAGAAGATTCCTTGCCGTCTTGACATAAGTACGTGATAAAAATCTTCTCTATTTATATAAAATTCATTGACAACCACATCCGATTGCGCAATCGTTCTAGAACATTCTTTTTTTTATTAACTTAATCCCTCTGTGAGAATTGAGAACCGCTATTAGTAAGTAATACTAGGTGAGCGATTCTCACTCACGTGGTTACTAATAGCATGATTCTCTACGCGGGTACATTATTGAATGCAACAGCCGCGTAATAAGGTTGCAAATTTGGTGATTTGGAAGTATACAATTGAGCACCAAATGTTTGTTGTGTTTCATAAGCAACATTCATCAAATTCGCGCTTCCGCTATTTAGTTCTTCCTCAAGAAACGCAACTTGGCTTATACCAGGACATGCGTTCACAACAGTACTTTCAAATGTTTGACGCCAACGGTTAAATATCGTGTGAAAAGGTCCTTTCCAATTCTTAGAAACTTCCATATCTTTCAAAACACCAGGAGCTAAACGAACATAACTACCTTTAACAGCATTATAAAAAGACTTTCTGATAGGTGGCTCCGACCACGCACCAGGATCGCTTCCGGCTAACTGAGACTTTCGAAAAAGTATAACCCCAAGATTAGACACAATATTAAGAGCTAATGGAGAAATTTCCTTAGTTTTAGGAACACCATTAAATTGAAAAATAGGTCCCTTAAGAGGTTGCGAATCTATACTATCAGTGGAGCTACTTCCAGTAACAGTCTTAGTTCGATTCTGAATCACAGTATGTGAATTTACTGTAATATCAAGAATCTGTTGACGAGGAATAAGAGTACTAACAACACGATCGTTGTTCATTAACAAAATAACTCGTTCCAGATTACTAGGATTTGTTAAAGTAATCATATTCTGTAAAATTGCATTAATTCCAGAACTAGCAAATATAGTTTCCAAGGTACAATCAGCAGGGATTACATAATCAGTAGTAACAGGAGTGTTGTCGCCATCTTGCGTTAAATAAGATAACCTATATCCTCCTGATTGAGTCTGATTAATCATGCGAATAACTTCAAAAGGTGTTTGAACAACAATCCCTGCACTGGCAAATAATTTCCTAATCATAGCATAACAGATTGCTCGACATACATTGTCGATCTGCCATGTTATATGCCCTACACCTAAAACATCTGCGTCCGCAACAGCGCCATAGATTTCGCTAATGCAAACAGCACCTTTAGCTTGATACTTGTTGCGAATAGAATTGGTAGATTTTCCAATCGACTTTCGCATCTTTCCACCATAAGATACAGACATCAATGGTTCAATTTTTATATTTTCTTTGTCAAACAACCCTTTAGCATTATAAGCTCTTTGACCCCATTGTATTGCCCTGACTCCTTGGGTGCCGGCAGTATAACCACTAAAAGCACCCATTGGGCCTCCTGCGAGAGCACCAACTGCAGTACCAGCAGCGGCACCGCCCCACTCCGCACCGTACTCACCCCAAGTTCGATCTGCAACCTTAGGTATACCACCTTGCCAGTAAACTTCGCCTGCAGTATCCATCAAACTTCTGTCTAAGGAAGCACGATCTTTAAAAAGGCCTTTATCAATAGATTTCCTTCTAGTTTCCCCGACCTTAACTCTCTTCCTTTTACGTTCAATATCTTTAGATTTTCTTTTCATTACAATTTTATTTAAGTTAACTCTAAACCCTAACCCTAACGTTTTTTAAAATATTTGCCAACTCTCTTTTTTAATCTCATTTGGAATCGTGGTCTTGACGCTCGAGATCTAAGTCCTGTCTTATAGTAGCCCCTAATCTTAGACCGCAGCTCGACTGGAAGTTTCCGAACACGCGCCAATAATGAAGTACATTTACTACAACGTCCAGTAGACTTAGAAGACTTGTAGCCACGCCAAGTGCGGTGAGGTCTACCATTCTTTTGTTTCCACATAAATATTTTTTTTATTCTAACTCCTCTACAATCAATCTACGCATTAAAGCTTCAATTGTTTCTGCATCTACATCAGGATACCAGAGGCTCGGTCGTAAATTGGAGGTGACCCATATCTTCTTTGCAAGTAAAGGTTTGGAAGATCCCTTGATCTCCACTCGTACTGGGTACCGATCAAGCCATCTGAGCAAATGGGCAATGTCAATACCTCCTCGAAATTCATCGATAACAACATGTTCTTGAGTCTGATAGCCATCCCAGAACTTGGTCCGCGGATCCTTAC